GACAGTTAGCATCAGATACCTCAATTTTTTGCCCTAATTTTAATTGTGATATTCTTTCTAAAGTTGCATCATTTAAGTTCCAATGATCCTCTTTTAGTTCGTTAAAGGTGATTAATTTTGGGTTAGCAATCGCGTAACCCTCACACCAGGTAATTTTGTATAGTGGCATAATTTTATTCGCTCCCTAATAAATTGCATTATAAAATATATATATTCGTTAACGCATACATTGTCAACCCAATTAAAAATATCAATGAGCCTATTATCAATGGGCTTTGGAGTACCATTGAATATATTGTCAATGGGCTTAGAAATATTATCAATGGGCTTGAAAAAATTAGGTGTTCGGTAGGTGTTCAAAAAAAGGTCATTTTTGGCATATCTGACTAGACCATGACTATACCATGTTCGTAAAATATTCGACATCACTAGGTATAAAAAAAGAAGTAAGATCAATGTCTTACTCCATTTTTGAAGCTATGCTTTGTGGTGAGCCGTACAGGATTCGAACCTGTGACCCATTGATTAAAAGCCAATTGTCTTGAAAAATATGTCATTGTTTTTATTACCTTTTTTTGCATTATTTTTTTTTACTGAACACCAAATCAACTAATAAATTACTAAATTTTAAAAAAGGTGTCTAGTGTTCAACTTTTTTTCTTAGGTGTTCACAATATCAATGGGCTTCAAACAGATTATTTTTGCTAGGTGTTCAGTTTTTATATTGTCAATGGGCTTAAAATAACGCACATTTACGCAAATGTTTTTGCATAACTAGGTCTTTTACCTGTCCTTTTTTTAGATTCTGCTGTGCGTTTTCTTGATACAGCAGATCGTTTTTGTGCAGCACTCATGCGACTAGCTACAGATGCAGGGACACATTTTGGGTAGCCACGTTTCTCACCTTTTCTGCGACCACACTTTGGATGCTTACCATCTTTTTTTGCAGATATGTCTACCCAATTTTGTTTAAACCATTTTGTTAATCCACCACTAGGTTTTGCCACTTTATTTCTTTCTTTTCTTTGTAGGTGCTGTACGATACCCACCACCCATTTTTTTATACTCCTGGACAATTTGCCCTGAAGCATAAGCGCTTGGAAAAACCTTAACTCTGGCTTTAACTTTTGCTTTTGCTCTTGCGTATTTTTTTGGATCAGTTGGTACTGCTCTTGCCATTAGTAAGACATCCTTTTCATTTTTTTCTTTTTAACTTTTTTTACAGCAGTCATTAATTTTTTAGATTTTTTAGGCTTCATTTTTTTTCCATTCATACCTGGCATATTGCTCTCCATTTATAATTTAACAATCCCATTTTCTAAGGGCTTTATTGATCCTGGAATTTGGATCATTACGAGTTTTTGCACTCGTAAGTTTTTTCTTCATGCCACTCATTCGCGCACAAAAAGATTTTCTTCTAGCAGCAGCTTTAGGGCTTTTTTTAGCCTGTTTTGCACTCACAGGTCTTTTTAAATTCATGCCTTTTGATTTTGCATATCTTCGACCTGCTGCTGATAAACCACCTGTTTTGGATTTATGCTTTGCTTTAAATGTAATTTTTTTTCTAGCCATCATCCAATTCACTAACAATAGCAATTAATCGATCTGCACGATTGGTTGTCTGTCCATACCATTTACTCTGTTTCATCTGTGCTGCCATTTCTTTGTAATTTTTTGCATCTAATGCAGCACGCATTTTTTTAAATTTAGACAATCCCTTTTTACCAAGCTGAAAACACATATTTGTCAGCACAATTTGGATGTCTGGTGCATAATCCGCCCAATCATCACCAAAAAGATCAATACAATCCTCAACAGTTCTGTCAAAATCTTCGTTAAATAACTCCTGAACGCGATCATGGGATATTTTAGAGCCAACCTTTAAATTATACTCTGGCTCACCCTTAAGGCATTTATGACCTATACCTACAGTTTTGTAATTTTCTGTGCAAGTATAGACCTCGTTTTTTACGCCCTCGTCATTTATGACGCTTTCTTTAGCTAAAACAGTAGTTTCTAATTTCATCGCTTTCTTACCTCAGCTACGCGACCATCTAATAATGAATCGTATTTAATTGTTATTTTTTTGGGTTTCCAAAGTCTGCTTGCAATCACTTTGCGTCTTTGTTTTTTAAGTGATGCTCTTTGTTTTAAATATTCACTCACTTTTTTTTATTTAATATTTGCAATCCTTGTTTGCCAAAACGATACCCAAATGAACTACCTATAACGATATACAGCATATTATGAAACCAAGTTGGCGTATGTTCATCTAAAAATATAAACCCTTCTTTGACATGTTCCTGTGTAAAGGGCAGGAAGCAAGCCGTTAGAACCCCTAAAAACCATAATGACCAGGCTTCATCTTTCCAACTATCACCCATTTGATCAGTCAGTTTTTTCTCGTTAAGCATTTGTGATGTTGCTTCGGTTTCATACACCTTTGCTTCTGCTTTTGCTTTAGCAACTTTAACTTCACTATCTGCTTTGCTCTTATCTACTTTGCCCTGTAACCAAGTGCCAGCTAGGTTAGCTATTGGACTTATAAATGCTTGTATCATTATCTAACTCTTTTTATCGTTAAATGTTCCTTACCAAAATGAATAATATGCGCTTCATCTTTATCTAAACTTCTTAAATTCTCAATATCATGTTGTGCTATTGCATAAAATCCAAAAGAGGTTTCTATTAAAAAATCTGCTAAACTACATTCAGAAACAATTTTATTTTTTTTTGATATTTGTATTCTCATTTATGTTTTTTTGTTTTTCTATTTGGCCTTCAACAAGTGTTGATCCCAAATTTAAAAGTGGTGTTAAAAATTGTAACATTATGTAACCTCATAACCTGTTTTGCAGTAATATAAAACATCTCGATATGGCGGTTTTACAATCATTTTAAAATCTTGTAGCATTTCAAAAACTCTTTTTTGACAATCTTGCTTTGTGTCATAAGGCCCATAAGCATCCTCTATTACAAAACAATCTGCGCTTGCAAGTTTACAAACAACTAATATTGCT